TCTTTCCACCAAATATCTTGTTTAATGATTTAAAGGAAGCATCAAAACCTTTGGTAACCTTTATAGTATTTTTACGAACATCTCTTAGTTTCTTTAATAGGTCGTCTAGTGGAGAAGCGTCTGGACCCTTTTTATCTCCTGGAGTATTACCTGTAACTACAGCACCAGAATCTGATTTAACAATATCTGTTAACTGTGTGCTTTTAGCATTAGCAAAATCATCAAAAGTTTTTCCTTTGTTTCCATCCATCGCCAGCCAATTTTTATACTGTTCCTGCATTGCAGGGTCGCCTTCCATGCCGAACATAACTCTTAGGTTTTGCATATACACTTTTTGTTGAAAATCATCTAGTCCTAAAAAATGCTCACTATTTTTACGAAGTGCTTCCATCTCTTCTTTGCCAAGAACTGTTGCAGCGATCTTTAAATCAACCTTGCCTTTGAGGGCCTCTATTTCTGCTAAATCTGTTTTTAAGGCTTCACGAGCATCTTCATCTGTGTTGTAATAGTTTAAAGCAACATCGAGATCTATGACCTGTCCTGATTGAGAAATTTTTTGGAATAGTTGAAGATCTTTTGCTGCCATATCTGGATCTTGTAATGATAGTCGAGCAACAAAATCTGCAGATTGTTTTGGATCTTTGAACATTGCCACAACTCCCATTGCTTCATTTGCAAACTTTCCACCAAACTTTGTTATAATGGTAGCAACAGCCTCCATAGATGTTGCGTCCTTACCAAACTTATCAAATATTTCAATCATTTGTAATGGGTCTATTTGTCCACTTGCCATTTCCATTTTTAATGTATACTTTATTTCATCTTTTAATTTAGAATCATTTATTCCTGATGTAGCAAGAGGAACGACATCTTCTAAATTGGTTCCTTTATATCTTTTTGTAATTGCTTTGTCTACACCTGTCATAAGTGCTTTTCTAGTTGCTCCTTCGGATTCACTAAAATTTTTCTGAATATCTCCAACCAGCGCTGCATTTTGTTCAAGTAAGCGCACTCTATCTTTGGAATACTGTAGTGTAAGTTCATCTATTTTATTTTGATCGCCTTTGGCTTTAGCAATTTCCATCTCTTTTATATATTGCAATTCTACAGAGTCCATCATTTCTTGCTGCTGCTCAAGAGCCATTTTTTGCATAGCAACGCTTGCACCAGAGGCTTCTCCAATTCTTTTATTTCTATCTTTTTTAGACAAGAAGTACCCAACGCCTGCGCCAAGTGCTGCGCCAATAATAGTTCCTACAACTGGGACTGCACTACCAATAGTTGCTCCCATTGCTGCTGCGCCAGCAGCGCCTAATCCAGCAGCAACAAAACCTGTTCCAGCACCTGCTGCAGCACCTCCAAGAGTAAAGCCTCCAGTCTTAAGTTTGTCTGTGCCAGTAAACCCTCCAGCCTTTCTTGCTGCTTCTGTTGACAAGTTCATTTTTTCTCTTGTATCTTGCAGTATCTTTACTCTAACTCCTATTGGATCCTTAAGAATGTTTTCTCCGTTTGGTCCTAAGAATTCAATCAATTTTGCATTTACACTAATTCCAAAAGAATAGTCTCCAAGTTCTTGAGCAAGATTTCCTACAATGCTTCTCGCTTGTGCTGGGCTTAATGCTCCTGAAGCAACAGCAGTTGCCATCTGATTAAATACTTGGTCTTGTGCTACTTGCTTACTTCCAGATGATTTTATTGTTTCTCCAACATTTTTAGCCATAGCCTTTCCGTCTTCGCCTGCCATGAAAGATTCTCCAAATGTTGTTTTCCCTGTTTTTATTTGGAATGGAGAAAAGGCCTCTTTTCTTTTTCTGTCCATAGTTTCTCCTGCAGAAACTGTGTTTGCAAATTTTGAGAGATTTCTAATTGATTCAGATCCAGAACCCATTGCTTCTGTCAATTTCATTGCTGCATCTTGTGCTTTATCAAATTGCATTCTTTGATATATGTATGCAGCAGTAATGGCACCAACACCTACAGCGAGTGCACCCATTCTGCTACTTAGCATTGGAAGAATCATTGCAAGCCCCATAAGTGGCATCATTAATTTTTGAAACATTTCTCCAACTGAACCTGGAATCATTGATCCAACCATTGCCACACCAGCAACACCCATTGCTGCACCACCCATGCCCATGCCAGTTTTTGGAGTGCCTGCTGCTTTTGCTGCTGCTTTTGCTTCTTTGCTTGCGTTGTACTTTGCCTTTAGTTTTTGTTGCATTCTTGCTGCTACACCTTGTTTTTTAACATTTTCAGTCATGTTATCTGTTACTACTTTTTGTGTAACTGCAACTTTTGCTGCTACATTATTTAATGTTTTTCCATTTCCTTCTAGTTTTTTTAGTTGACGCCTTAAAGACTTTTGCTCAGCGTCTATTGGTCCTGAGCCGTATAATGCAGTTCTAGATGCTGCTGCTTTTGCTTGAGAGTGCTCTTTAGCAATTCTTTGTTTTACCTCTTGAGATGACATAGGTGCTTCTGAAAAACCAGGAATTTTTATACCTCTTGGTCCTTGACGAACTGATGGGGCTATAGATGCTGGAGCAATTCTTGTATCTTTTGGGCTATTAGATTTAAATTTACGATTGTTTGGCTCTGATTTTATTTTTTTAGTTTTTTCGTTTTCATCTTCTGAAACTTCGTCAGGCTTTACCAAAATAGAACTATGTTTTTGATGTAAAGTTTTCCAGTCTACTTTTAAGCCTTCTTTAAGTCTTTCTAGCATCATAACATACTGAGGCCTTAAAGGATCGGTTAAAGGCATTTTTGCTACGTATGGCTCTGCTTTTGCAAGTTGTCTTTGAATTTCTGATTTCATAGCACGATCATATTCGTCTGGGCTCATATTTAATGCAATGTCTTTTGTTGCATTAGCAAACCAATTTGGTGAATTTTTTGCCTGTTTTCCTGGAACGCCCTTTAAATTTTCTTCTGCCATTTCAGCAAGAGAAGGCATTTTTTCTGAAAGTGTTCTTACACCTGAAGCCTTATCAAATACCCCCGCAGTTCCAACATCTGTTAATACATTTCCTCCTAGGTTTCCTCTTTTAAGGTCTTTGTCTCCACGAAGGTTAGCGGACACCAATTGTCTAAAATATTGATCCTGAGTAAAACTTTTTGGAATTGAATCGGCATACTTTGGGTCAAACTTTGACTCTAAAACAATAATCTTTCTTTTTCCTGTTGGGTCTGTTGGATCTATCATTGTGCTTATGGTCTGTTTTGGAGTGTCTAGTCCTTGAACACTTCTAGCAAAATCGGTTGCTCTTTTTTCTGCTATAGCATCTAGTTCGCTCATCATTGGCTTTACAAATACTTTTTGACCATTTGGTTTTTCATAAAGTCCACCAATTTCTCTTACAGCAAAACTTCTTCCAGAAGTTCCAGATATTTGTCTTCCAAAGTTTGTAGGTTTCTTTTGACCAGTTTTTGTCTTTGCTGCATCATCTGCTATTGCCTTTAATCTTGACTCTTGAGTCTGTGCTTTTTCCATGTTTTCTTGAATTAACTCTGGTGCTGTTACTGGCCCTTTAGAAGTCTTTTGACTTATAACAGGCGTTGTTCCTGTTCCAAGTCTGTTCATGTTTACAACAGTTCCGTCATTTAGAGTGACAGTTGAAGACTTTGTTACAATCTTATCTGTTCTTCCTTCTCCTGTACCAAAGCCTTCTTTAATACTAAAGTCTTTTATAAATCCTTTATCTTTTGCATTTTGAAGAATTTTTCTGCTTTCTTCTGGAGTAGTACCAAGTCCTTTGCCCATGTTAAATCTGTAATCTGTTGCATAAAGTTGTTGTGCTTTTTGTAATCCCTTGTCGTCAGGACCTAACAGTTCTGGCACTCTGTTTCTAAACAGATCGTCCATAATTGAATCATTTATATATGGCTTAGTGCTCATTCCTATTGCTTCACGGAATGCTCTATCCATTGATGCTGCTTGAGTTGCATTCATTCCAGAAGCCTTCCATTTTTCTGGACCACGGCGTTCCCACTCTTTTATAAACTCTTCCTTAGATACTCCACTAGTTGTACTTGGCATTATCTTATTCATCCACTCAGGGAAATCAAACATTAAGCCGTGCTTGGTTGTTGTCATTGCTGGTAAACCTTGAGACTTAAAGATTTGCTCCATCGCAAGCAGTTTTGCTTTTTGATCTGCACTCATGTATGGGTTTGTTCTTATAATTTCTTGGATGTCTTTTGGAGTGCTTTTTCCACCTACGTGAGTTTTATTAACTACATTGTTATCTTTTTTAATTTCTTCTGTACCTTTTTTAAATCCTGGTAACTTTTTTCCTGCAACCATATGGGCAATAAATGGCTTATTTGCTGGATCCTGTGCTGCATCTGCTGGAATAACTGCTTCTCCAGGAGAAGCAAGAATTGGGACAATATCTCCTGCACCCTTTGGCCCTGGAATATTTGTAATACCATTAGAATATTTTTTGCTTTGAGGCATTCTTCCTTTTCCTACTGGTCCAGTAAACCCTACCTGTGCTGCGATTGCGTTTCTGTATGCTAAAGCCAAAGCGTTTACTGCTGCTGTTTCTGAAGTAAATGTTTGTCGTAATCTTTGATGAACCTGATCTAAAGATGCTGCTACCGCAGAAGCCTCCATCTGTTCTTTAGTTAAATAATCTGTTTGTTGCCCTAAAATCTGTGTTGATGATCCCGCTCTATTAAAAGATGACTTCATTGCTGCAAATAACTTAATTATATTTGCAACACCGTTAGCAAGCAAACCAAATGTCATAAGGGCTACTGGCCCAATTGCACCTAGGGCAACTGTAAGTATTGTAATAAATCTTTTACTTCCGTCACCTAAGCCATTAAACTTTTCTAGAACTTTACCAACAAACTCAACAATGGGCGTCAAGGCTTTTAAAAACTGTTCTCCAACTGGAGCAAGAGAAACCTTTAGATCTTCAATTGTTTTCTTAAACCTGTAGGTAGTTGAATCTTCTATCCTTGCTAATTCTCGTTCAGACAAAATTGCTAATTCTTCTGTAGTTGCTTTTGTAAGTTGTAAAACTCGTGACGCTTGTGTTCCCTGTGCTGTTACGTTTTGAAATAGCGTTGATAATCTTGAGAACTGAAACTTTCCAAATAATTGCTCAATTGCTCTAGCACGATTAAGAGGATCTAAAGTATCTAGTGCTGCTGCAAAGTCTACTACAGTTCCTTTAACATCTCCAGCATTTGCTTCTACAATACCCTTGATATTTATGCCAAGTCCTGCAAGCATCTTGGATGCTTTTTCAGATGGATTAATTAAAGATGCAAGACCAGATTTAAGTGCGTTAGCGCCTTCTGATGCATTAATTCCACCTTCTTTCATAGCAGTCAGGAAGAATGCAAGGTCTTCTACATCTCCACCAAGTTGTTGAACAACTGGTCCAGCCTTTGGAATAGCAATTGTTAAATCTTCAATAGATACGACAGTCTGGTTTTCTACTGCGTTAAGGAAGTCAATTTTCTTTGCTAAATCTTCTGCAGCGACACCAAACGCATTGGTTACAGAAATAGTTGTCTCAAGGGCCTGCTCTTGCTCAACACCACCAAGAACAGCAAGGCGAGTTGCTTCCATTACTTGAGCCTTTAGTTCTTCCCCCATCTTACCCATTGCTGCAGCATTGGCAGCCATCTCCATAGTTTTTTCTACAGCAACGCCATACTTGGTATATTCTTTTGCAAGCAACTGGATATCTTTAACCATTGCATCGGTTTCTTCTTGTGTGGTAAACATTTCACCATAGACACGCTTAAACCTAATAGCCTGCTCTTCAAGTTTCATGAAGGTCTTAGCAGCGGTAGAGCCAAGCAACATTAATGGAACTGTAAAACCAACCATCAACTGACGACCAGCCCATTGAGTATTTTTACCAAAGTTTAAAAGATTGGTAGAGCCTTGCTTTAATAATTGATTTAGTAGTTGCTGTCTTTGTGCTGCCATTGCTGTTTGTGTACCCAGATTTTTCATGTCTAGGGTAAGCGGTCTTACTGCAATAGCCTGAAGAGCACCATTGGCTCCTCTGCCCATCTTAATATACTGGGTCTGTATATCTTTTACACGCTCTCGTGCAACCTTGTTTATTGTTTCAAATTCAGACTTAAATAGTCTACCGAAAGTTTTTGTGGCTGCGCCAGTGTATCTAAAATACTCTCTAGATGTTAACTTGTTTCTTTCTAGAGCATTAGTAAAATGTTCGGTACTTGTTGCTACCGTTCGCATCGATGCCTGGAATTGTCCAGTTGCATTTATGCTGTTCATCAAGTTTTGTGCTTGATTTGCTGCTACCGCTGACGCTGCTGCGCCAGACTTCGACATTTGTGTGTGGAAGGCTGATATTTGACGCTGTAGAAGTTTTAAACTTGCTAGAGCATCCGACGTATCAATATTTACATGAATATTGGATTGAACATCAGCCATCCATTAACACCTCTTTTTATTTAATTGTTTACAAGATTGCCAAGTAGAGTAGCGTCTGAAAGTCTAATTCCAGATGCCTCTTCAACGATCTTGTATACTGTAGGAAGATCCATATTTTCTTCTAGGGCTTCCTTGTCTTCTGCCAATTCTGGCTTGTATTGTTGCATTGCAATTTGTACGCACTCCATAAGCAGATTCATTGACTTCTCATTATCTTCTGCTACCTTTGCGATATCTTCAAACTTCTTCATAAACGGACGAAGTAGTGAGATTTTTAGTGGTCTTACCTTGATCTTGGTTCCGTCGATCAGAGTTACTGTTTTTTCTTCTGTGGCAGTTGCCATCTATTCCTCCTTATAAGGTTTAGTTAATTATACCATAGCGGAGTCATATTTTTTGCTATTCGTAAACCTCATAAGTAAGGCCCATTCCAATTCCAAACCCAGCCTTTTCTGCATTCTTTCCTTGTAATGCAAGAATGTCTTTTCCATCTACGGCCTTACCACCACTGAATACTTTGGCCTTCATGTCTTCCCATGCATTTGGATTCCCTGAATTTTTATCAAGATCCACTCCTTGCATGGCAGCAGCAAACTTTTTATCACTGTAGTCTAACTCTCTTTTGATTTTAATAGTTGCTGTAAGTTCTGGCATTGAAAGAGATTCTTCTAGTTCTTCATAATCTTTCCATATCCCTATTAGAAAAGCCTCTGACTCAAGTTTTGCAAGATCTAGCGTTTCCCATGAAGAGCCACTGTCTACTGCTTGAGATTTAACCGTGTCTTCAGACTTTTGATTTATCTTAATTCCTGCTGCAATGTCAATTACTTTATATATAGTTGGAAGGTCTAAATTATCTTCAACATCTTCCAAGGTTTTGATGTGTGGGGCATATTGTTTCATTGTTACTAAACAACAAGAAACCAAAACAGATATAGATTCATCGTCTGACTTTGCTTCTTTTATAGTTTCAAAAATTTCTAAGAACTCTCTAAGATATTTTATTTTAAGAGGTCCAGCCTCGATGACTGTACCGTCTATAAGACTAAACTTTATTTTTTCATAAATGCTTGTTGCCATTATATAAGTATACCAAATGGAAATGGAAAAGCCCAGCCTTTTCAAATGTGACTGGGCTAATCCTATTAAGTTGTATTATGCTGTTAGAGAACGATCTACGATTCTACCGTATGATGCGTCATCGTTTGGAAGAAGACGGAATGATACTTCAAACATTGAAGCCTCATCACGCTTTGCTGATACTGTTACATTCTCAATTGAGAGTGCACGGTATGCAACGTAAATTCTTTCCTTTGGTGTTGCAGCGGAACCAGATCCTGGACCTACTGCTACAAGGCCACGCTCTAATGGAACGTCACCAATATCTCCTGCAGACATCTTGAGTTGTGAAACTCCTGATGCTGATGTAAGATCTGTGTCATCTGCTGCAATTGCTACTAGAAGATTTTCTAGTGTTGCCTCTGCGAAAGATGTATTTAGATTAACTGTCATACCTTGCTTGAATAAACGAGCAACGTCGAGAAGTTGATCTACTGCTACCTCACCGAAATCAGGTTGGAATGCGAGTTCCAAACCGTTTGATGTGTAGCCTACGTTTGTGTATGCGTCATCTGCATCTACAGTATCCTTATAAGATGTTGCGGATGCGGTGAATGCTGGTAGATCTGTACCTGCTTGGGTATCAGTAATCTTTCCTGCGCTGTCAAGTCCGATTGGACCTGCATCATGCGTAAATAGTGCTGCTGCACCTACGATGATGTTACTACTTGAACCACGGCTGTATGCCATATTTTCTCACCTCTTTCATTTTATTAAAAAAGGGCTTGTTTCCTCATCCTAATTATACTGCCTTTTTATGATGGGTTGTTTAGGTCTGGGTATACAGCATGCCAGTCGTAATCGATGATCATTTTATTCCCCGCATAAGTACGGGCTGTACCAAAGTCTATAATGTCCCTGGTTTCTTCCAACTGATATATCTTAAAGTTATGAAAGTAAGGCACATAGAATGTTCCGTGTCCAGGAATGGTCGCAACTGGTCTAAGGGTTTCAGTTTCTATTTCAACCTCTAGAGTAGACAGAATCCAAGCATTTAAGTCCTCTGCTGATTCATCTCCATTATCAAGAAGGTCCTGGATTCTTTGAGTTATTCTGATTAAGTTTGGGACAGCATTTTCTTCTAGTGCATTAAAGTAATAAAGTAGTTGTTCACACTTAATGTGAGGAAATGGTAATCTTCTCATTTTAAACATTCTGTCATATATTGCAGCATTGCCATTAAACACAAACACTCCTGGAGTTCCCTCTGTTAGATTGTTAATAGAAAACTCTTGTGCCAATGAAGCCATGTCTGTTGGTACTGTTGGAAACATTGGGATAGCGCCAAAGTCTGGACCAAGTTTTTGCTGTAAAAATGCGTTGATAAATGATGGTGGATGATCGATGACTACTGACATTATGCACCTACTCCTGCGTTAGCAATCCAGCGATAGCCTGTTGAAATTCCTTTTGATCTGCCCATTCTTTTCCCTGCTGCCATATCTTTTTTGTACACTATTGGATTTTCAAGATACTTGGCAACTCCACTAACCCTTAAGAATGCTTGAGAAAAATATCTATTAAAGAACATATCAAACACTTTTTCAAAACCACCTTCTACTGCAGTTCCTCCAGGATTGTCAACTCTAACTTCATTTTTTGTAAACACCATTTCTCCATTATCTTCAAACGCTAAAGCCTGAGCAAGCCTTGGCCTAATTGTAACTGGAATTCCTTCTTCCATAATTCTTGCCTTGTCATAAAACGGAGTTCTTGATCCATTCTTAATTGATGTAGACTGACTAAAAGATGATTTAAAAGATAGTCCCAATTGGCTGGTGGTATATGATATGTCGTATAGTCTTGCACTGGGGCTTCCTGTTTGATGCCATTCGTAAATATGGTGCAGCATTTCTGGGTTTACCCTTGCGTTTGAGTCTATAAACTCTTTCATAAGTTCTACTGTTTCTAGTCCTAGTGTTTTTAAAAATACAGTTTTTCCTCTATGAATACCCTCTAAAAATCCAACAGAGTAATCAACAATATTGTTCATATCTTTTTTAAATTGCATAGAATTAAATACTGTTCTCATACGTCACCTGTTTGATTTTCTGATCTTCTGATAATCAACTTATAAGATTCTACTACTCCAAATGGTCCTACAAAAGGCTCGTAGGTCGCTATCTCAAATAGCGTTCCCTTACCAGATCTTGGACCAGAGGTTTCTAGATAAACTAGGTTTCCTTCTTGATCTTTTACATCTGTTATGAGTATATTAGTTAAAGAATTCTTGTTGTCTCTGGAAGATATTCTAATGTCTGACTTTGTCCTTCCAACTAAAATGCTATTCTGAGTAATGTTTACATTTGGCTTTACTTCTTCTTTAAATGCTGAGCCTCCTGATGAAAAACTGCAAGCAAAGGTTCTATCTAAAACCCATTGTTTTTTAATTGCTCCAAAGTCGCCTTGCTCAACAATTGGATGATATAGAGAGGCTTGCATTGGAAACATAAAGTCTGGAGTTTCACAAACAGTCATTACAACACCCCAAGTTTTGTAATAGACTTAGTATACTTCGAGAGTATCTTGTCTACAAGTATATTTCCTGTTCCTTCGAATAAACCTTTATCAAATTGAATTCTATATTGATCTGTGTTGTATGAAGAAATAAATCTCTTGTAATAATCTAACTTCCCGCATTCTATATCGTGAACAAGCATCTCTGTTGCCTTAACAATATCTGATGGAACAGATGTGTGTCCGTATTCGACGGTTATTCTGTAGTCCCAAGTTTTTCCAAATCCTCTATAAATAAACTGTGGATCTAATGAATCAGAAGACGCTGCAGGTAATACTAGTGGGGCTGACTCTGCACGATTAATATTGTCCGTTGATTTCTCAACAATTGCTGTCTTGTCAGATGTTACTTCATATTCTCTGTCTGTAACCAATTTGTTATTTTCATATACCGTTAAAACTTTTTTTACATCATCCCAGATAGGCAAATAGTCTGATCCAGTTCCTGTAAAATTTAAAACCTTTTTCTTATAATAAAATCCTTCTCCAACTATTGAATCAATAATTGCTCTTGCTAATTCTTCATTATCTGCATAGGCAGAAATGTCTGAGGCTGTATCTCCCTTTGTAGTTGGGTTTACGTACGGCCTGACTATTTCGTATGTAGTATCAGAAACAATATCTCCGTCAATAATAACTTCTACTCTATAGTCAGAGTCATATCTTCCAGGAAGGTTTATTGTTACTGTGTCTCCCGTTGAAAGTTCATCAAATTCTAATGTAGAAATTGAAAGGTCCGCCAAATCGGTAACAGTAACAGTTACATCTTCGTCCACTACAGATGTAGGAACTGTATAAGTAACTGGTATATTAGCGTATGGCGGAACCCTCAATATTTCCATTTTTACAAACCAAAAGCCTTCTTGACTTCTTCTGGTTCTGCAATTCTAACATGTTTGCGAGTTAACCACTTGTCTGCCTGTTGTTTTGTTACAATATTGTAACCTTTAGTTACAGACCCGACTTCTGACCAATAAACGCTTTTTGTTGAGTGAATAGCGACCTTGTCTCCAAGACCATCTACCTTAACAGTTTTCTTAGGGCCGTCTGCTGCCATTGAACCAATTGCTCCTGTTTTAGTAAATCCTAGTGCCTGGACTGGCTCTTCCACTGCTGGTTCTTCGACAACTGGTGCCTCAACTACTGGTGCTTGTACTGGCTCCTGTACTGGTTCTGGTGCTTGTACTGGTTCTGGTGCTTGTACTGGCTCTGGTGCTTGTGCTGGCTCTTCTACAAATTCATGTATTGATCGCATTTCTTTATCATTATTTTCCATTGTATCCTCCTTGTTTGTATTATATCACTAAAGTATTAAGGGGGACAGGAGAGTGAACTCCCGCCCCCCATTAAAGGTTACTGGTTACAGACTATGAGTCTGAAGCAGCATCTGCGTAAGAAATGGCGTCTTCTTCTTCCAACTGGAGTCCGAAGCGAACGAATACTGTGTATTCAATCGTGTCCTTCTTTGCTACGTATTCACGGTTTACAGTGATGTCTCTTTGGAATCCCCATACACGGTTTGCTGGGAATGTCAAGTCGACATATCCTGCTGGGTAGTAAGGAACTTCCTGAACTTCGATTCCGAGAACACGAGTTGTACGTGCTCCACCGAATGTCTGTCCGATACCATCAAGGTAGTTCTGACGATTTGCTTGTGTGCTTCCTGGAATTTGTCCAGCAAACGCTTCAGCAACTGCATCAGCAAGTGTACCGTTATTCTTAACGATTCCACCGAATACGTCTGTACCTGCGTAGAACTTAAGATTGTTCTTAAGTGCACGGTACTTACGTGGCATTGCATTGATGATGCCCTGCATTACATCAGGTGTCCAAGCATTATCTGCTACGGTCACTACTGACTCATGTGCTCCACCATCTTTGGTCTTCTTAATAAAGCCTGGCATGATTGACAAGAATGCTCCTGTTGAACCATCACCATTGATAGCGAGATCTTCGATATCATTTGCGAATGCGTTGGTCATCAAGCGTACTAAGTGATCTTCTAGAGCGTCACCTTCTACACCATCTTCCAATGATTCTGCTGTTACTTCCCAATCAAGACGAATCTTCTTGGTAGTAAGTTCGACCTTAGAGAATGTTGCGCCTGTGTTTGTGTATGTACCAATTGCTTGCGCTGCTGCACGAATTACACGCTCACCGACGTTTACCTTCTCAAGTTCCATTGAATTAGCCTTCATTGTTACACGACGGCCATCCTTTGCTAATACTGTAGCGTCCCAAACATAGTCGATAAAACGACGTGCCTGCTCGGGGCGCAAAATTCCAGAAGCCGCTGAACCACTAGGGTTAACAGCATTTGCTCCGCTTGTTGATCCAAGTGTTGCTGTTGGAATGTTTCCGAGAGTGTTTGCTCCTGGATTTGATACTCCACCAATACCACCTGATGCGAAAGCACCTTGACCCTGATACAGACCTGGAGTTTCTCCTCCTAGATTTGCTTCAGCGCCTGGCTGGTTTTTGATTATTTCTTCTGACATATTGTCACCTCCTAGTGATTTGTTCATTTGAATAGATCGGCTGTTTTGAGGAAACTACCGCCCCATAGGGATTTTTCAACCGTTTCAGATTGATTCTGAAAGATATCGCCGATATCTCCAGACTTTCGGAATGCGGTGTCTGCTTCCACAGCGTCTACTCGTTTTCCAAATTCATTAAATTCACTTGATACTGCTGCAATATCTTTTGCAACTGCTGCAAATGAATCCTTAACTGTATCAACATCTACCTTTGAAGACTTAAGAAGTTCTACTTCTGCTTGCAAAGCCTTTACTGTTGACACTAGATCGCTAAAGGCTGATTCTAGAGTATTTTTCATTTCGGTAACTGCTTCTGCAACTACCTCTTCTGACTTAGATACTTCTACAACTGCTTCAACTACTGTTTCGACTGCTTCAGCATCTTCTGCTTTAGTAATCTCTTCTGCTACAACTTCATCGGTCTTAGCAACTTCTGTTGCCTCAACCTCTTCTGCCTTAGCAACTTGTTCAGTAACTTCTGCAACTGATGCATCTGCCTCTGGAGCGACCACAACATCTTCAACTACATCTGTCTTTTCAACTTGTGTTTTTGATTTTGTCATAGGTTGTACCTCCTTGTTAATCTTAGAAGTATTAATGCCTTTAGCACTATCAACTAAGAATTTTATCATTACTGTTTTTTCGTTATCCGTTTTTTCAACGAACCCTATATTTTCCATTTGTTCTCCACTGACTGGGCTGAGTTCTGATTCGTTCTCAGATGATATTACAATACCGTTTTCCTTGTCGTAAAAAACATTTTCTAAAACTGTTAAGTCTCCCTTTACGATATCTACACCATCAACTTTTTCAACCGATACTATATTGGCAAATTGATTTGCTGGTGAATCTACAAGGCTTAACTCTATCAGGTCGTAGTCTTTAATAATTCTAATTTGTGAGTCTGACTTTTCATCAAATCCGTCATCCCATTTGTTCATTCGTCCACCAATAGAAAAACCTGTTAGTGTTCCGTCTAGAACTTTTTCCCAAGTATCTTGTGCACCTTTTGAAACATATGCTGAAACGAAAACGCCTCTGTAAAATTTCTTTGAGTCTGGATCAAAATACTTATCTTCTTTAAAATTTACCATCTTACCAACTGCAAGTGGTTGATGCATTTCACGAATGTTTCCTCTAAACTTTGCAAAAGCGTTCATAGATGCTTCTGCTGTTACGATATCCATCTGCTTGTCTAGATTGTCTAATGATGCAAAACCTGAAACGATGCGTCGTTCTTTGTCGACCTTACTAAAAGGCATTGATAGACGAAGATTTTCCCCATCTGAATTCCAATGGGCTTTAGATATATTGCTCACCACTATATTATACCCTCCATTTTACACAAGTATCACATTCTGGACATATCGGACATCAGGGAGTTTTTCTTCCTTCACCCTTTGGATTTCGTCCAGCAACGGTTGAAGAACTGTCAGAGTTGTTGTTTGTTCTCTCTGAATCCCTAGCCCTTGTTGTGCTTGCTTCTGCTGCAGCCTCTGGCTTAAGTTGTAAGACTTCGTCCCCACCTTCTCGCTGTGGCATGTCAAGAGCAACTCGTGCTTCATTCGGAGTCATGATCTGATTCTTTACATACCTCTCAAGGATTTGAGATTGTGCGATTTCATCTGTTAGGGTTAACTCGTTAAATACAAATTCAACAATGTCTGTCTTTTCACGAATGATCTTATTGATCATTTTTTCCAATTGTCTTTGTGCTGGCCTTGCAACCTGCTCCTTAAAGGTACGATCCTGTGCAAGTGCTGCTGCAATAGATCCAGAATCGCCACCTCCAAGTTTAGACAATGGCACTTGATGTGCTACCAGGATGTCATCACGGTTTTGCTTACGATACTCTTTAAATGAGCCGTCTTGTATACCGTCTTCGATGGGTTCCATTTTAAATTCAACTTTATTGTTTTCGCTATCACCTGGAAGTGGAATATATAGCGTTCTGTGTGACTGCCCTCTGAGATTTGTCTGCAAGAATCGGAACATCTTATCTTCTGCGTCTCCAGAAAGTTTTGCACCTTTTAGTGTTACTACGTATCTTGGCACTGCTTTATTTGCAAAGTAGTCAATATTATATTGTGAAGCAAGCGAGTCTCCATGCAGGGAGTTGATGGCCGACATAATGTCTGGTACTCCGTAGAAAGTGTTAAGAGGTGAGTATTGCTTAAAGTGAATAATCTCGTTTGGTCTTGCATCTGTTGTTAGTGGGTTTGGATTCTTTGCTCCAAAATTACGGAAGTAAACAATCTTATTTCCAATAATTTGTACATATCCGTCTTTGATTCTTCTTACTCTCATTGTTGTTGCTGGGATGTGACCGACATACCCAATCTCTCCACGAGTAGTTCTTCCTACTTCTAGATATCCGTTTCCAGTTGATTGAAGATCTGTATAAACCTTTTCCATAGTTGCAGTAAAAGAGTCATCGTCATTGAGTGACTCTAGCCAATCTCTTGCTTCAATCTTAGTTCTTTCAATTCTTTTTCTTGCCTTTTGTGTAGCGCTATTGTCTTCTGAAGACTCTAAACGAAGCATTGTTCTTTGAGAGATATGAAACTCATAGCCAAGTCCGACAATGTTTTCTACCTTTGCATCAATGGCTGCGTGGTTTGCAAAAGAAGTGTCGTAATAGTTTGCCAATTCATATAGGTTCCATGGTGGTGTAATAACATCGAACATTCCGTAGCCGTTTACATATACTAGGCCTGGGTTTATTTCTTTTGACTGTGCTCCATCAATACCGCTTTTTCCAGCAAGTGCTGCAGTTGTGTATTGCGTTGTTGGTTCAACCATCTTTGTTGAAGATCTGCTTATGCGTCTTTTAAAGTTTGAGTCTAGGCCGTCTAGAGTCTTTAGTGTTTCCCAATTACCCTTAAAAGGATCTGAGTTTAAGAATGGCTCGTCTTTACTGATTGCACGATCAATGCTTGCCCCAATAACAATTTCGTTATCTTCCATAATTACTCCTCGTCTCCATACAATGCTATTGTATCTTTTGCTGCTTGAACTGCTCCAAGATCGTTTAGATTAGGAAGCAATCCAGAGTTCATTCTGTCTACTTGCTCGCTATACTCTTCTTCAGATACACGAGATGAGCCAGCAATAAATTCTACAGTTCCGTCTCCTGGGTCTCCGTAGTGTATTGCTGCCTGCTTTAGTTCTGAAATTTTTGAAATATCCCCTCGCATAGAAGGAATATTTAAGACAGAACCATGACCATCTGAGAAATATCTTCCGTTGGCCTTTTTATAAATGTATAGACCCCAGTCATAATCTTTTTCAATGACTCTACGTCTGACATTTTTAACAATTGGTTGACCAGTTTTTGGGTCTATTAACGAATCCATATCCACAAGTATACCATATTAAACGGGATCAACCGTAAATTTATTCCAGGAAATGTCATTATATAAAGAGTACGCATAATCTCCAACTGTCAATGGGAAGTTGTCTCCTACAATTAATTTATTTGTTCCAGTATAACTCTTGTATACCTCTGATGGGTTTACTCCATAATAACTGGTTTCAGCCAACACAAGAACTTTATTCCAGTTAAATGATCCAACATTCCAGAACTCCCAGTCCAGACCTAAACCAGATAAAACCTTTACCCTAAACCATGGTCTTTCTGATATGTTTTGGACTTCTTGAAGGTTTGTTGATTGATAGTAAGAAATACTATTAAACATTAGTGGGCCAGTCAATCTTGTTGCCCCTTCAAAAAATGAAAAGTCAAGACTGTCTGCAAAATTAATACCTAAGAATCCCCACTCTTGAAGAGTTAGCACTGGCTCTTTTACAATCTTTCCGTTCCAGTAAAACCCAATGCCGTCTTGAACTAAACCAGTCTTTGCATCAATTGCGTAAATTTTTGCTCTTCTTCCACTTGGGTCATTTGCAACCATGTAAAACTTTATATATGATCCTTTGCTTTCTACTTCAAATATTTGAGTTGGTGCGTATGGAAAGTAGTCTCCATCAAATCTAACAGCCATTTGCATTGCTATTACTTTAAAGTTATTTGCTCTGCTTGTATTCATAGGAATAGAAAGTCCACGATTAACAATAGGATCGTACTGCCCCTTTACTTGAATACCACTTGTTTTTGTAAGATACAAATATGGAGATGATCCAGTATATATAGAAAATGGATTATTCTTTTTAAAGTTATAGTAAATTCCAGTTTTGGTATATGGGTATATAGGGGTTCCAAACCTAGTTCCTATTGGACTTGCGTCTGATTCATTTAGTGCCTGCGATGCGTAAGAAAGTTTTTTAATATTGACATTGTGAGTTGATGAATTTTTAACATTTATATCAATATGCGTAACTATAGAGAGATCGTTAAAGTCTACACCAACTGGTGGATAAATTATCATATTGTCTACAACTTCATACTTTGTAGTCATCCAGTCTGAGCCAGGAATTAAAATTCCATTTCTAGAAGGTCTTTCTGTTTTTGTAAAATAAAAAGAAGTTTGATTTGCCCCCAACTCTGTATACTGAAATGTAACATAAGTTTTTACTATTGCTCCATCTGTGTCATACCTATAGTCTTTTGCTATTTTGTTTTTAAGATCTTCATAATCATTATAACCAGTAAATAAATAATTATCAAGTGACTCATAAGTTCTTTGAACTGGCAGACCATACTCATTAGCAAGTTCTGCATATGTCCAGTCAACTGGTTCAGTTTCTATTGCAATAGTTTTTGATGGTATTGGATAGTCTATATTAAACTGTATAAAATCAAGGTCAAAATACTGATCCCCCCGTTTATCTAAAACTGATTCAGCAAAATATGTTAGCGGAATTTGATCTTCCCAATATGCGTTTGCAGACACTGTTAAACTGTATGTATCAAAAATTTCATCTGGCAAAAGAGTATAACTTGCCACATGATCTATAAGAAAATCTTCATCAGATATAAAAACACCACCTCCAGATATAGCGCCGTTAGCCGTATCTGTTGTTCCTCCATGTGGCGACATTGATGTTGTGTCTACTCCACCGTCTATATTTATTAACTGATTGTTCTGATACACAGCAAAAAGATCTTCGTTCCAAACTGGAACACCTATCTCATTAAATAATGACCTAATTTTTTGAAAGTTGTATTTTGTACAAAAGCCAATCTTATAAATTTTACCCGTAAATGTAGAAGTTTCGTCTTTTTTACCGCCTACATATAGTCTTAAATCTGATAAAGATCCAAAGAAATCTGAGGCTGGATTTCCAAACCTAGAAACAAACGCTGGAATATTTATTCCAACATCAATTAATTCCCCAGGCTCTGCGACAGTTGGAGAGTATATTGTTTCTAAAATTCCGTCATAATTTATAGAGTATGATATTTGATTGTTAATTAGTTCTATTGCAAAATAACTGTTGGTGTTTTCTTTTTCAATTCTAAAAAGTGTTTGAACAGTAGGAGATGAATCTGGGATTCTCATACAACCATAAAAGGCAGATACTGGGCTTTTTAAAAAATCAAAGTTTTTAAAAAATAAATAACCAGAAACTAAATTCCAAGTAGGGTTAGGCCTAAAAGAAAAAAAGTTTTCTGTATCAGATGACTGAACTAACTTACAGTCTGACAGTAAATCTTTTTCTGTTTTTGACGACAGGACTATTTCTGGAAGAGGTCCAGATGGCACAGATAAAGATTTATTAACAATTGATGTGTTATCGTTAAATGCTTGTTGCCAGGATCCAACCTTTGGGTAAGAATAATTGGCAGTATAATCTGCAAAAGCATAATCAATAAATACGGAAGTTCCGCTATATGATGTATTAATATTTTCTGGTATTTCTACACCTTGACCAAAAACAAATCTTCTTTTTGCCATAGCGGTTGCAACTACATATGGATAAATTCCAACACAATCAATTTCTATTGGATAAACTTCTTCGTGTGCATAAAACCCTATCCAGTCTTGGTCTTTTTCGTTTTCATTAAACATTTCTGGGAAAGAAATAGTTTCTCTGTCATAATCTAAAGATATAACTTCTTGCCCATTAATAACAAGAGAAACAATGTCTATTCCAACTCTCAAGTGAACGAGCATTGGTCTTGTCCACTCTCCAACATAATATGTTCTATATTCTTTACCAACTTTAAGACCTATCGCTGGACCGTCAACATATATACCATCATCCGAAGCGATTGGTCCTATGATTTTTTTTGTTTCATTAGTATAAGAGTTTACCCTTAACCAAGTTTCAAGAGTGTATTCTTTAAATTTTCCAGACTCATTTAAAAGTCCTACTCCAGGAATTATAAGAGATGGATTTGATCCATTTGGATATAATGCTGTTAGGCTGGATGCTCCATAAACCATTGGGATGCTTAAATTTTTTGCTTTAAGCATATTTTCAGAAGCCAAATAGTAGGCATCAAGTTCTTGTAATCCATAGCATTTTGCAACAAGGCCTTTCTGTGGAGCAATTGAAATTGTTGAAGGAATATCTATTAAGGTTGTTCCTAGAGAAGTTGATGCAAACTCTTCTGACCATTGCCCAAAAGTAATTCCGTTTATTAAAAACACATCTTCTATTTCTGATCCCCCAATAAAATTAATCTTAAACACTAGTTGTATTTTTGAATCGTCTGGTGGTATATCAAATGTTTCTGATATAAAAACCCAACTATTGTTTATGATGGTGTCATAATTTTTTAGATGTGTAACAATCTGTCCGCTGGTCGTATCTTCATATTGATACCCAATTTCAAAACCTGCAATATAGGCACTTTCAGAATAAAAGTATCCACCAACGGAAAATGTTCCCAAGTAATCGCTCATATCTCGCAGATCCATAATCTCATTGCTTATTGCAACAATCGATGCTAACTCGTTGCTAGTTGGAGTTGCTGTAATTTTGCCTACATAACTATTGATGAATGGTTCGCCTATTGACTGTGGATAGTCTTGATGAGTACCGCCAGTAATCGTCCAGTTAGATAGATTTCTTTGTGGTTCAGAAATTAAAGAAATATAATCTGCATTATCGTCAAGAGCCCAAAGACCTGTTGGGTGTTCTGCAAACACCTTTTCTGCGTATAGGTTTGATGGAGTAGACATTATGAGTCTATTTTACCACAGAAGACTATTTGTTTATCTTTATTTCACAATAGTCAGTTGTGCAATAAGACTCTCCTTGAGCCTCAAGATTTTCTGCTCCATCATAAATAGCAGAAAAATCAATGTGCTTTAACTTGCCAATATATGACTCGTATTGCTCTTCAGTAATCTGAGTATATGGCTGTTGTGGATATGTATGATTTCCCATTGGCAGGAATGAGACTGCCTTTAATTGTCCCTCGTACATATGCAGTGCTGGCACTACATGCTTTGACTCTGTCTCCTTATCAAATGAAAGTGTTACAGAAACACCATTGTCAGACCAATACTTTTGAGCAGTTGCAGCAAGTGCAATCTTCTCAAACAGGGTTACATCCTTTTCAGATCTTGGATGGCCTGACTTGATTGGGAAGTAAACTACTGACGTGTTTGCTGATACTACGTCATCTTCAATTGTATACCCCGCTGCTTTAAACAAATGCATCATCGGATCTGTATTCCCAAAACGAACTGCACGAAGGAAGAACTCTCCTCCAGGTCCCCAGTGAACTCCAGGGGTTGCACCAGAAAGAATTGAAACTGATCCTGATGGCTTAACAGTTGTTACACGAATTGATTCACGAACACATAGCCATTCTGAATACTGGTGGTCATAGTGACGGATTTTATTATATCCTTCGTCCATCCATTCACGAACGGTTGGTAAACCCTTTTGATCTGCAAATGATGCAATACCTGTTAGAGATGTACCAATACGACGATTACGTTGCATGATACCGTTTGTTTGTGGCCAGTGTGTTGGAACAAGTGTTACAGTCTTTCCATAAAGGTATGCAAACTTCAGGGTACGCAGGAAGTCCTCCTTAGATTCATGACGATTTAAGTGCACTTCTACAAGTGTACATAGTTCGTATGATTCCAATGGCTGCTCCGCACATGGGTTAAATCCCATCACACGATAATCCTTACCGTCTGGCGCATCCTTTAGTCGTCCATAATTACGAGCAACATCAAGCCAGATAAAACCTGGTTCTCCGTTTTCAGTAATTAAATCTACATAGTCTTCATACTTTGTTCCTACTTCTGCTGAGATAGAATTATTAGACATCCATGCCCACCCTGGATTTTCTGGATCAAAAGAGTTTCGTTCTGGAAATGACTCAGAGTTCTTTAAATTCATAAACACATCGTCTCCAGCACTACCCAAAGCAAGGGTTGCTGATCTTCTAACATTTCCTGAAACCACACAGGTTCCAATTAAATTAACCAAGTCCACAATAGCACGAGAATCTAGGGTTTCTCCAGCCCTAGAGCCTATCACACGGTCTATTTGATTGTGCAACCTGATAAGGGGTGCAGGACCTGATGCAACCCCGCCAAAACCCTTTATAGGGGCTCCTAGGGGCCTAATTAAGTCATAGTTAAACTTCTGGATGTTCTGATTTGGCCTGAGATATGAATTAATTAAAACTCTGACTGACTCTACCCACCCTTCACGAGTGTCTGGAATCTCAAAGATTTGCTCTGGCTCTGTGGGGGCATAAATAGAGAAATTTTTATCCTGTCCCACTGTATCAAACCCTACGCCAATGCCAAGCATAAGGGCATCCATAACCCAAGCAAACAATGCTCCTGGATCATTTTTGTCAAGGTCTTTCGTTGATACCATTGCACAGTTTTGTAATGCTGCTGAGTTTTTCTTTTCCATGGTCATAGGGGTTCCAAATGCCCACATGCCACGACCTGGTGGTGTCCACTTTAAATTAAACATTCTGTCGTATGCTTCTTGTGCTGACTTCTGAGCCTTATAGTCATTCCATGGCAAACGGTTTTCTTTGGCATGGTTCTTTTGAACTGAATACATCCCCTCGATTACACGACGACAAACTTCGTGCCATCTTTCTTTAGTTCCATCTTCCTTCATCCTAGAATAAGTACGAATAAAAGTAATTTCTCCAAGTGAATTTTCTGCTGCATCTTTAAATCCAAATGGGCTTTCAACTTTTATATACTTTTCTACAAAGTCTTCTGGAAGCCTAAAACTAAAAAAATCTGACATAATGTGTATCGTCCTTTCAAAAACGGAATAAGTGTTAAGTATAGCAGTGTTTTGCAAAAAGCAAAACTCTCCCCTAAAGTTGTAGTTAAGAGTTAATAAAAACTATTTTATAAAAGATTAATGAATCCAGTGCTGTGGAACCATAATCTTTTCGCCACTTTTTACTAGGTGTGCGGTGTGATGATATGGTGGTGATGGAGGGAAAACAATTATACTTCCAGCCTTGGGCTTTACATAAAAGTTATAGTTTCCTCTAGTTTTAGCATCATCAAAATCTGGTTCTGGGCTAGGCTGAGTTAGTACTCCTTCTGGAGAAGCAATTGTAAAAGAAATTTCTCCGCCTTCATAATCGTCATTTAAATACATAACAAAAGAAACTTTAAGTCTTTGGTCTCCTTCTTGTTGATCAAAGTGTGCACCCATAAATGTTCCTGGCTGATACTTTTTAATTGGATACTGTGGAAATAGTTTTGGTTCATCTGTAATTCCTTGGGCTTTTGCATAGTCTCTTGCTACATCGTCAAATGCTTTTTGTAAGGTATTATAGATATACTTATTTTTTTCATCAGCATCTGAAGTTAGAGCAATGGTTTTATCTGTTCCATAAACATACGCTTCTCCACTACACGCCATCCATTCACCCCAAGGATCTTTGTTGTCATTTTCAATTGCATCAACAAGTTTCTTTGGGTCTTCAATTACGTTTGTGTAATAGTAGACCTTTTCTTCAAGTATTTCTCTTTCCATAGTATTTCTCCTTAGTACTTATTATTTTCATAAAAACCAATTGTCTTCATAAATCCTACAGTCACATAACGAATAGGACCTTCTCCAACATGTCTTACTCCATGCTCATATTCTTCGTTACCTGGAAAAATAAGCAAGGTTCCTGGCTTTGGCCTCAAATCTGAATTCTCTTTGTTATAAAAAAACAAAGTTCCATCTTTGTAGTCATCATTAATATATAGTATAGCAGCATATTTAATTGATGGATCGGTATTCTGGTCCGTATGTGCTTTTAGTTCAACGCCCTCTTGCATTCTTTGAAGAGTTCCAAACCCAGCGAGTTCTAGGGATGGGTCTGCTTTTTCAAGTAACTCTCCAAGCCTTCTTTGAAGAACTGTGCTTATAGGTCTCTTGGTAATATCTAGATTTTTATCTTCCCATCCAAGAGTTTTTTCAAATTTACCTTCTGAAATTAAATTTTCAACATCGTCCCTTCCAAATTTTTCCATGCAAAACCTGGCAAGATTTTTAGTATACTCTATTGACCAGTCTGCGTTGTCAGTGGTATTAATTATGTTCCATAAAATTTCTAACTCTCCGTCTTTTAAAAAATCATAAATAAACAAAACCTGGTCATGGAAAACCTCAGTGTTATATCCAGCATCATCGAACTCTTTTTTTAAAAAAACATTCATTTTAAATCATCTGCTTTATATTTATTTCCATTAGCATCAAGTTTCCAACCCTGTTTTAAGAGTTCTTGCCACTCGGCTCTTTCAATTTCTTGATGCGCTCTAGTTTCTTTCATTTCTGCTGCCCATGCATCTCTTACTTCTTGTGGGTATGCATCTTCTTCTCGATCATCCCAAAAAGAACCTATGGTGTATCTAACTCCACTAGTGATAAGGGTTACTTCGTGCATGTTGTTAAATCCCCCGTCAAATGCAGCAAGCATTCCAACTTTGGGCTGTATGCTTATGTCTTGATCTGGGAACTGCAACATTCCTCCTTCAAAATTATCATTTAGATATAAGAATGCAGCATATCTACTCCTTGTAAAGGCACCAGAGTGTCCGTGCTCATCGGTATTGTCGGAATGTTTTCTTGCGTATGCTCCTGGCTCCCACTTTTGAGTATGATATCCAATTTGAGAAATTATCTTTGGATCAAGGTCATGAACACTTGCTACTGCTTCAATTATCCCCTGCTTCATGTCTGAAAAAATAGTAGTAGGAAGACCTTCTGCAATAACATGCTCATCATCATCTTGTGGTAATACAGAAGAATAGGATTCGTAGAATGATATTGGCATCCATGTGATTGTTCCAACCTCGACATGTTTATCTAAAACTTTTACAAGTTTTTCAGCAGTATCTGCATCAATGAAGTTTTCATAAACAACTATATCTTTAGTTATTCTGTTTTTGTTTTCTAGATTCATGATATTCTTTTCTCCCTTTCAGCACTATGTTTATTTGGATGAGCATTTCTAAACTCTTCCATAATCTTTTCTTGCATTTTGTTCCAGACTTCTTTTCCAAACTTTTCTTCTTGTTCAAACCATGCGGATTCTCCTGGTTCGTATTTCATCCAATACATTCTGGAGATATACTTCTTAAAACCTTGCGCTGGCATAACTCCGTGTAGGTATATCTTTCCCTCTTTAGTTAAAATTTGTGGATGCCCTGAAGGAAATACCAAAACATCTCCAGCCTGTGGTTTATACATGTAGGCTTCTCCATCAACAATAAAATCAATTTCACCGCCAGAATAATTATCATTAAAGTATGTCAGGGCCGTTATGACATATTTATGCCCTGGACTAGTGATTGGCTCACGGATATAGTCAGAATGATACGTCATTGCAACTGGATCTGTGATGTCTGTTCTGTATCTTGCTATTGATGGACCATTAATCACCCATTCTTTTATGTCTTGGCCCTCGTGTGTTTTTACAATTTTTTGATCATCTATCTCAATATCAAACCTATTTGCGTAGTCTTTTGTTGCTATATAGAAATTTTCATAAAGTTCCAATATTGCATTTTTATGTTCTTCTTGTTTTAAATTTGTTGTTTTTATTACTCTTATCATGCCTATTAATAGTTGGAAAGGGTCATTTTTAAACAACGGATTGAGATATTCTCCAAAATTAGACCATTTTGTCCATGGCGAAAACAAACCGTCTTCGCTTTCTTCTTCAAGTAATTTTGTAGTTTTTGCAATATCTTTAAATAAATTCTTATACACAATTATTTTAGGATACAACTCAACAGAATCCAAACTTTTTGAAGACATTGCTATCATGGCTTTCGATCTCCTGTATGCTCTGTAATTTCCCAAAAGAAAGGACAGGTAAATCTTAAACCACTTTTAATTTCTGTTACCCCGTGGATATAGTTCTTGTCACCTGGGAAAAAGTATGCAGCGCCTTTTTTAGGTTTAAACTGCACTTCTTGCAGTGGAAAGTATAGTTCTCCACCTTCGTAGTCATCGTTTAAATAAAACAAACTTGAAAGATCATAGTTTGGAAAATCATTTGGTAGGCCAGCATCTGGGCCTTCGTGCAACTCTTTGTCTGCATGCGGTTTTTGAAATTGTCCTGGAAGCCATTTTACAATTGTTGTTCCAGTAGGGATAACCTTTACTTTATAAAAATCTTCTACTATAGGCTTTAACCTTTCAAAAAGTCCTGCGATTACTGGAGCAATTGATGGATCATTTTTGTTAAGTGTTGGACTGGTTGCAACTCTGTCTTTCCAGTATTCTGAATCATAAACAACAGTTCCATTTTCGTTTACATGGCTTTCTGTTACATCCCAAATAGTTAAAGACTTTGCAGCCTTTTCTAAAAACTCAATCTCTTCTTGTGTCATAAAGTTTTCTAACTCTACGATCATATCTTTACTATCGCCAAACCAGCCAGACGGGGTTATCGATGGCTTTCTAACTACAACAGTGGCTTTTTCTTTGTCCATAATAAGATTATATCATAGGGTTTATCCTACAATGTCCTTTCTATTTCTAGTTGTTTTAAAAACCTGTCTGCATTAAATCTCCAGTTGTCTTTTGCAAATGAGGTAACAATTTTAATACACATCTCTTCGTAGTCTTCTTTGCTTAACTTATGTTTAACAGAGTGCAAGGCTTCAACCGTATCAATATAATTTTGCCTAACAAACGAAGGATCTCCAGCATGATTTCTTTTTAAAACTTTTGTAGTGACTATTCCTGATGGCTGATATAGGGAAACTGTAAGATAATCTTTTGCAAACCCAGCATCTTCATACATTGAGTAACCTTTAAATGCCTCGTCTATGTTGTCAAATGATATTATAGACCGTACTGGAGACTCCCCATCTCTAGCAACTGTTATCATGTAATGGCCAACCTTTCCTTCTTTGGCATTTTTTATATATTCGCTTACTATATCTTCATGTGTTGGATTTAGTTCACTCATAACTCACCAGAACTATCTTTTACAATGAGTTTTAAAGTTTTTGTTTCATGAGAGCCCAGAGATTCTTGTTTTTCATTTACAGCGTTTCTATACCAGTCTGTCCATTCTCCCGAAGAATTAAGAACTTGTGCAGCCTCTCCATAAGACCTGTTTGCTTGCTCTCTTTTTTTGTCATTATCTTGATACTTTATAATATTAATTTCAGTATTGTTTAAGCCTGTTAAGGATATTGGTATTATTGTTGCTACTGGAGTTCCAGCCTTAATTGTTACCCTTTTATTTGCAAACCTTGCTTTAATTGCTAACGGCAAGGGGTTGTCATAAAAAGAAGTACTTATTAAGGATGACATCGTTTCAAACTCATCATTAAAATAATTTACTGGATTTATAGTGAGGATGCTGAGTTCTTCTATAGTTCTAAATATTAACCCTGTGTCTAGGCTTACTGATGACTGACCTCTTCCAGAATATGATCTTTCTGGATTAAATATTGTTACATGATCTTGAGTTTGATCGTTTATCCCGTCCCAAATAAACTCAATATCCTCTTTACAAGAAAGACTGTAGCCAACGACATTTGCTTGCGTTACTGGGAAACATCTATAAGCATGGTTTTCTGATGTAGCATCCATCCAATCTCTTTTTATTGACATTGGATTTATTTCAAAAATACACCCTGGCATTTTTTCAACTATTATGTTATACACTATTCATTATCCCATTTAGGATCATACATGTCTGGCGTATGATACTTTTTACTATAGTCAAGCATGGTAACAATAGAGTATTTAGTTCCAGAATGAACTGGCATAGCCTGATGAGGATACATAAAGTTAGATGGGAAGATGTAAAGATCTCCAGCCTTTGGCTTAATGTTTAAACCCTGTAGTCTAAAAAATAACTCTCCACCCTCATAGTCATCATTTACATAAGCGACCAACGAAACAGTACAGTTGTAGGAGTATCCATGATCATGATGCTCTTTAAAGTGTTGGCCTGGACCATATTTAATAAAATTAAAGGCTTCCCAATATTTAAGTGGCATAATGTTGTAGTCTCGTCTGTAGTCCTCTACTGCTGCAGATTGTGCATCATAGATGTCCTGCCAAAGAGACTGCAACTTTAAAGACTCTTCACTTTTATCTTGTTCAATGTCTGTTTTTTTAAATTTAAAATCTACACAGTCTCTGTAGTCTGGCATAAGTTGTTGATAACCAACATATGCTGGCATCCAGTGATATCTTTTACCTTCTGTAGACAACTCTCCGTACCCAGCAACAGAACCTAAAGTATTTTCAAGCCTATTGACTACATCAAACTCTTTTTTAATAACCCCTCTATAACAGGTTATTCCATTTCCAAGACTTTCTTTATCTGTCCATGTTTGCATTTGTATCTCCTATTTATACTCTCTGCGTGACCAAACTTTTTTAATATATACGCCCCCGTCAGGTTGACGATAGAACTTTGCGTTATCTACCATTTTACCATATATAGAAGATTGATCTGAAATCTCTATATCATGATCCCAATTTTCTCTTTTAAATGGAAGGACTTGCAAATATGGGGTTCCTGCTGGAATAGTGCCTTCCCAACCATCTGCAATAAAAAATGGAAAACTTCCAAGAAGATGAACTTTGTCAGAGTCAACAATTCCAGTTGTATTTAAAAATGGAAGATCAAACCTGTTCATTGGAGTCATAAATAATGCACTATATCCTTCTGGAAGTTCTAGGCCCCACGGAGAACTCCAGGCAAAATGGTGTTGGTAGTATCCTTTTGGATGTTCGAATTGTGGCATTGGAGGTCTTTGAGTACAAAAGTCTTTATACTTAGGGTCATTAATTGTTACATTAATTATTCCCTGAGAATTTTTAGCAAATGTTAGATCACAAGGAGTTTTAAATACATATCCTGTCGCAAACGCATCCATAATTGCAGGACACGCTTTCCATGTTGGGATCTTTCCATAGTCATCTGTTGTTCCTTCTTTGGGAAATGGACAAACCTCTTTTGTTGCTTTATAGTATTCTCCGTTTGGCATTTTTGCAAATCTATCTGCATCCTTATACCAGTCTGGTATTTCTTTTTGTGTAGGAACAGGAACAGAGATATCCTCTTTGTTTATCCAAGGCCTGAATGCTGTAAACTTTGCAACTAAAGACACTACTTGTGTCCCAGTTCATTAATGTCTGTCATTACGACAACACAATATTTAGTTCCTTCTTTCATTGGCAAAGATGCATGCTCATAAATATAGTTAGATGGACAAAGAACAATGTCTCCTATTTTTGGAGTATGAGTGTAGTTATCCATTCTCGGAAACCTAATCTCTCCCCCCTCGTAATCTTCATTTATATAGACAACGGCAGACACTGTACAGTTATACATTGGTCCATGGTCTGCATGAATATTGAAGTGTGTTCCTTCTCCTTCATATTTTACAAAGTTAAAGGCTTCATAGTATATGACATTTATTCCCCAATACCGTGCATAATCATCAACGCAAAACTTTAACTTTTGATATATTTCTTCATGTAAGTCTAAAAGTTCAGCATTGTGTTCGTCTCTTGGACCTAAGTTTTCTTGCTTAAATCTAAAGTCTACAGCATCTCTAGCCTTTTTAATTGGAACATCAGAGTTGGTTACTTTTGCCTCTGACCATTTGTATTTACCATTACCGCCTAAATTAGATTCAAGAATTTTAATATATCTTTCAGAATCTTCTTTTGAAAATACATTTCTGTATAAATTAATTCCTAGGGCTGGATTTTCAACTAAGATGTTGTTGCCGATATTCCTTGATGAATACCTATTTAGTGATGTTTCTGATCTATCTTTAGTAAACCATGGAGTTTCATTTTCATCATAAATTGTCATACTTTTTCCTTTACTCTATGTATATATTATATCACAAATAGGAAATAATAATTTATGCTAAAGAACTCTCTCTCGTTTCAGTATTATACTTAATGCTTTTGCCAAAAGGAAGCCCTTCATGCTTAATAAATTTAACTTCTCCTTCAAAAGCAGCAGCAACAAGTTCTGCAAAATCTGTATCATTTGTTGTAACTATCATAGCAATCAAAACATTATCACACAAAAATCCGTAAACTTTATGAGATTCCCAAAACTCTACTGTATCTGGTAGCGCTTTATAGTGTATGCCATCTAACTCATGACCTCCAGAAAAAGAAGATCCGTCCCAGAAAGCACCTATCAACGCTGTGTTTTTGTATGCAGTTATTTCCATAGGAACTATAGGCAATTCGCTATCCCATGCTTCTTTTAGGGATGACAACCTAACCATTGAATAATAATTAAAATCAAAAAATATATCCCAGGTTTGATCATCATTTTTTACTATTGCACTATACATTTTTATCTCCTTTTATTTTAATAAAGTATACCATGTTAGACACAGAGTCCATTACAGACGCAGTCGCATCCTCCAAAGCGTGGTGGGAAAAATGGTGGGAAGAATGGGAAGAATGGGAAGAACGGTGGGAAGAATGGGAAGAATGGGAAGAACGGGAAGAATGGTGGGAAGAATGGGAAGAATGGGAAGAACGGTGGGAAGAATGGGAAGAATGGGAAGAACGGGAAGAATGGTGGGAAGAATGGGAAGAATGGGAAGAACGGTGGGAAGAATGGGAAGAATGGGAAGAACGGGAAGAATGGTGGGAAGAATGGGAAGAATGGGAAGAACGGTGGGAAGAATGGGAAGAATGGGA